CAGAGTTGACACTTGCCCAGCGATTAGCCGGCTCGCCGTTGGCGATGGCTCCCGTCGTCAGCGGGACGATGGCGGTCGATCGGACCGCCGCGATATCGACCTCGTCGACCTGGAAAGTCACCGCCTGACCGACGTCAGCATTCAGCCAGAGGCTAGCCCCGGCAACGCCGTTATATGTCAGCGCCGTCAGATGGCCGGTCACATGGACCGCGCCGGTGTTGTCGTACGTGACGGTGGCTTGCGAAGAGACGACACCGGAGACAACCAGGCTGATGCTCGCCGGAAAGACGATCAGGCCTCCAGTCGGCGAGACGCTGCGCCCGTCGTAAGTCCGGCTGATCGTGCCGCCCGTCAGCATGGTGATAAGCACGATCTCCCATTGCGATATGTCGGCCGGGTTCTCGATCCGGGCGTAGGCCGTGTCGTTGACGGCCATGCCGGCGGTCTGCAGCGTGCGATAGCGGGCAGTCGTCACGGCGCCCAGGGTCAGGTTGCCGGTCCCCGAGCCGCCCGCGTACTGCTGGACGCTGTCGAATTTTCTGTGCGTCATCTAGGACCTCATGCCGTCACCCGGCGGTAAAGCGTGCCGCCCGGTCGCTTCTCCTGCTCGATGACCTCCTGCACCGCCATCTTTACGCGGCGACCGAACTCGAGCGCGGCGCTCGGGTTCTGCGCGCCCTCGGCCTTCTTCATGTCGAGATTGACGACGACCGTGTCTCCGCCGCCACCGCGGCTGCCCGTCGCCGGGACGATCGTGCCAGCCGCCTGCGGGACGAACAGCTCGGGCCCGGCTTCGCCGACGGTGTAGTATTTGCCCGGCACAACGGCGCCGCCTTCGGCGCGAGGCCCGCCAAAGAATGGACTGCCGGCCGCGCCAAAGCCCTGGCCTCCGGTCGTAAACCCGCCACCGGCACCCGTCGCTGGCGCCGCGCTGAACGAGCCGAAGACGATGCGGAAGACCTGGCTGACCGCAGCCTGCAGCGCCATCCGCGCCAGCATCTGGGCAAAGTCAGCGGCAATCTGGCCGAACGTCTTGTCCGACTTGCCGGCCAGGACATCGAGCCCCTCGCCCATCGCTGTCGTTAGAGCGTTGAAGCTCTGTTCGCCGAGATTGAAGAGGTCGTTCTGCCGGCTGTAGGCGTTGAGCGAATGCTCGAGGCCGGCGGTGAAGGAGCCGATATTGTCGTCGTAGCGCCGGGCCGCCAAGGCCGCCTGCTCGGTCGCCTCGGTGCCGGCCTTCAGGGCGCGGCTGTATTCCGTCTGGTTGATGCGGCCGACCTTGAGCTGATCATTTAGGTCGTCCTGTATTTTGGCCAGCGCCTTAGTGCCGTCGCCATACTTCTCGACGGTGGCGGCGCCTTGCTGCTGTGCCCGCAGCAGTCGCGCCTGCTCGCCGATCCACGTCTGTGACGTGCGGACGACATCCTCGAGCCGCCGCTTCTGATCGTCCGTCGCGTTGACGCCGCGCTTCGACAGTATCTCGTCGATCTTCTGACGGACGTCGAGCTCACGCTGCAGCGCCTCGATCGTCATGTCACCGGCCGTCGCGACAAATGCCGCCGTCTCCTTGGCGTATTTGCCGAGCGCCTGGTACCGCTTGATCGCTTCCTCGACCGGGTCCTCGGTCTTGGTGGCGGTGGTGCCGCCGCCGGTCGCCGTCGCTGTAACCGTGATCGGCGCTACCGTCGGCGGGTTACGCAACTGGGCAGCGATCGCAGAATTGGCCCGTATCTGCTCGGCCAGCTCCTCGCGCCGCTTGCGAAGGTTCTCCAGGTGCGCCCGCTCGCCGGCGAATTCCAGTGGCTGCGGCTTGGCCTCGATCGCCCGAATCTGCCGGTCAGTCTCGGACCACGTATCGCCGAGGTCACGGATGCGACGATCGAGGTCCTCGATCTGACTACCGGAGCCGGCAGCCCAACCGGCGATACCCAACGTGAGAATGTTGGCCACCGACCGGATGACGGTGATTGCGTCGGGGCCGTTGGCTCTGATGATTGCCAGCGACTGCCCGACCGAGGCCAGCATCTGGGCGAGAACACTTTGCGCGCCCTTCTCGACCGGACCGATGATCGCTGCCCACAGCGTCTGAATCTTTTTCGCCGTGTCCTCGGCCTGATCCGCCGCTTTTTTGGCGCGCTCGATAAAATCCTTGTCCATGACAAGGCCGGCTTCGCGCAGGCGCTCGACCATCTTGTCGAGCTCGGCGGTGTTGCCCTTGTACTGTTTGGCCAGGTCTTCGATCGTAACGCCGGAGCGCTGCGATATGTACTGCAGCGCCTGTACCTGATCCGTCGTCAGCTTGAGCTTGGCCGCGAGGTCAGCCGTCTTGACGGCAGACTCGTGGACCTTGTCGTTGTAGGCGGAGAGCTGATGGGCCAGGGCGATGACACCGAGGCCCTTAAGCAGCGTCTCAAATCCGGCGAGCCTCTTATTGATCTCCTGTGCTACCCCGCCGAACTCCTCGAGCTTCTTGCTCGCTTCCGTCATGCCGCTCGAGAATTCGGCGAAGTCGCCGACCAGCTTGACGAGGACGTCGCCGATCTGTGCCATCGCCTACGCTCCTCCGCGCCAGGCAGCGCGCATCCGGTCGATTTCCTCCGACGGGCTGAGCTGCTCGGCTGGTGCCTTGACGTCCTGGCTCAGCATAAAATCAACCGGCCGGGTCGGCACATCGCCACCTCCGCCGGCCAGGCCGACGACAATCGAACAGATCATAGCGCCATGGGTATCCGTCATCCGATCGGGCAACGGCTGGTGACGGGTTTCGAAGGTCCACCAATCGCGCAGCTCGCGATGGGTCATGGTGTCCTCGAGCTCGCGGACCGTCTTGTGGAGCGCCAGAGCCAGGCGGTGCAGAAAAACCCGGTCCGGCGTCAGTGGGAAGGGTCAGCCGTCGCCCCGCTGCCGTTGGTCGGACCGTTCAACTGCTCGAGGATTTCGTCCTCACCGTTCGCCTTCATGCACTGCGACGCGAGATAGCTCAGCCGCTCACGGAAGCGATACGGCAAGGCCAGGACCTCCTCGAGCGTCTTAAACACCGGCTCACTGGTATCGGCGTAGCGCAGCGAGACGACCAGCGCCATAAGCTGGCCGTCTTCCGGATCGGCCTGGTAGGCCCGATGAATACGCTTGCCGGCGCCGACATTGAACTCGGCGTAGGTCACCGGCCGTCCTTCCCAGCTATCGCGTGAACTCACGGTGTCACCGGCGCTTTGTAGAAGTGGATTTGGCCATCGACCTGGCCGCCGAGATTGTTGGCCACCGCGGCATTGACCCCGAGCGTCAGGTCGAAAGAGTTGACCAAGGTGGCAAACGTCCATCCGCAGTCGTCGCTGAGATGAACGTCAATCATCGCCTTCTCGCCTGAGCGGTAGTAGTCGCGGGCGCGGAACATGGCGGCGTCCTGGCAATCGAAGAAGCCGCCCGCCGTCCAGGTTGGGATCGCCGGCAGACCGGCGACGATACGCGGGCCGGTGTCGCACAGCGTCGTGGTGTCAATCGTCGTGCCCGCCGGTTGGGTGGCGTTGAAGTTGGCGCGGCAGAGCTCAAGCCAGGTCGGCTGCGATAGGCTGGCCGGCGGCGTGCCCGTCGTGTTGAGCACGTTGGTCTCCTTGGTCGTGTCGGAGTCCTCGAGCGTCACCATCTGGCCCGTCACGTCGAGGACCTTGAAGGGCATGTCGTCGAGCGACTTCCAACTGGTCGCCCGCGGGACGACGATATCACCGACCGCCGGCGCAGTGCCGGTGATGGTGACGACAGCAGGCTTGGCTTTCGTCGCCACCGTGATTGGAAGCGAGACGGCGTCGGCGTTATCGCTGATGCGGATCACTGATCCCTGAGAAGAAATGCGAGACATGTCATTGCCCTCCTTTTGGCATTTCCTCGATCTCCCGATCGATCGAGCTGAGAATATTTGTGCGAAATTCCTCGATGGCTGACGGTGCCGCGGCGTTGAACGCCGGGATCAGCCAAGGCCGTGGCTTGATGGCGCCGCGACTGCCGCCGGTTGTCTGCCAGCGGCTCGCCGCCGCTTGCTGGCGCGTCCGGACCTTTTCCCTGCCGCTCCACTTGCCGGTGCGCATCGCCTTCGGCGTCGCCACCGACCGGCGCGGTCCGGTGCCCTTCTCGAGGAAGCGCCACCAGTAGGCGGTCGAGGTCAGCTTGACGGCACCGCGCTTCTTGCGGCCCGTTCGTTTGCGGACCAGCGCCTTAAAGGCATCTGCGGGTCCGGCAATGCTCTGCTGATACTCGACGACCCAGGCGCGCAGCGTTTGCGTACCCTCGTCGGCGTTGAAGGCCACCCAGACACCGAGGCCTCTGCGAATGGCGCCGGTGCGCTTGACGAATGTCGTGTAGGTTGCCGCCCGCATCGGCCGCGCCAGCGCCCAGGAAAGCGTGCGCATGGCATCGCGCGCAACCTTGGTCTGCACGATCTTGCCCAGCTTTTTCATATTGTCCCTGGCCTGCAGCAGGCCATGCAGCTCGAGCTTCACGGCGGCTCGGGCAGCGCTGCCGGTGGCGCTTCAGGAAAGCCGATCCACCCGCCGTGCAGCGGATCGGTGCCGGCGCGCCGGGTCTGGAAGATGTAGCGAGCGGTCATGGTGATTTGCCACCACTCGCCGAAGCCGTCGGGGTCGACATCGTGCGGGCCGTCGACCTGCAGGATCACCAGCCCGTTGCGCCGGGCCGCGTGCAGCTTCTGGCGGATGTAGTCGACCGCCGGATCGAGGGGCGCTGGACCCATGCCCGAACGGGTCAATAGCCCGATCAGGAACGCGCCCTGCTCCTCGACCCATGGATTGCTGCCGAGCGTCACATCGCTGCGCGTTTCCGGCTGATAGGCGACGGCAGCCCATTCGTCGGGCAGGCTGTTGGTATCGGTCTGGTAGTTCACCGCCTCGATCCGCAGGATCACCGAGCTCGGGATCGTCTCGTCCCAAATCTCATAGAAGATTTCGAGCGGGGTCATTGCTGGCCACCGCGCACAAGGATTTTGAACTCGACCGGCGGCGGGCTGGTTGGCGAGGCGCGCCACTCCTCGACGCTGTAGCTCTGCCCGTCGGTGATCAATCGATCGTAGCGCCGCGGCGTTTGATTGCCGGTGACCGAGCGGAACAGCGTGGCGTCGACCACGGCGACTACATCCTGCTGCTGCGCCGAGGCGAAGGTGTCCTGCGAGCGCAGGCCGCGTAGATAGGCGCGGATCGTCGACGGCGCCGCCGCGCCCATCGGGTGATAAAGCATGTCGCGCACGAAGCCACCCAGCGCCCTGCGGATCGCCGGGGTGATCAGGTCGACATAGTTCATGGGGTCACCGGACCCGGCTTGGTCGTCGGGAAGCAGTCGACGCCGATCGAGTTGCGCCAGTCCTTGTAGGGCGCCAGGAAACTGAGCCATGGACCGAGCAGAGGATCGGCACCGCCCGGCATGCTCGAGCTGCTGGCGGCAGCGACGAAGGGCCCGGTTGCCGACATCGACACCGAGCCGACGTCGATGACGTTGATCTCGGTCACGGTGCCGCCGCCCACGCCACCCGATTGCTGCGCCGATCGGGCGGCCCACAGTGGTTGCAGGGCACCGAGCAGGACCTGGTATAGATCGGGCGGGATTTCATCCCAGCCGGCGCTGTAGGTGATCCGGGCGCGGGCGCCGAGCAGGACGCCGGTCAGGTCCTCGGCCATTACGCTGTCGCCGCGGACGTTAAACAGCTTGCCCGACGGGATGTCCCATTTTGCCTTGGTCGCATCGACTGCCGTGCCGTCGAGCTCGATGGCGGTGATCGTGCGGACAGGTATCTGGTGCAGGAAGACCGTGGTCTTCAGCGAAAAGGCGATCGGCGGCGGGACGTTGTAGTGCGCGCCGTTGATCGTTAGCTCGCCCCAGTCATCAATGAACGCGGCCGGCGGCACGCAGAGCTTGCGATCGCAAAATATCTCCATGCGCGCCCAGATGCCGGCACCCTGGCGCTGCAGCCAGGCATCCTGACTGGTGTCCCCCGCCGGAATGCCGAGGTCGTCCTTCAGCGCATCAAGAACGTCAGCGGGAATCGGCATCGGCCGTCACCTTCTCGAGCGCCACCAGGCGATCGCCGACGCGCTCGAACAGCGGCAGGACCTCGCGGGCGATGATCTGCTCGACCCGGGTCCTAAAGTCCTGGGCGTGGCCCTCGGCCTTGTACTTTCCGCCGACCAGGAGCCAGGCCGCCTCGCTGCCCGGCTTGCCGGGCTCGAGGCCCTTGCTCGCCTTCAGCGCATGGAATTCGCCGTAACGAAAGACCCGATCGCCCTCGACGTACGCCGTCTCGACGTCCCAGTAGCCGCGCACGATCGGCAAGGCGATGTGGTGGACCATTTCGTAAATCGTGCCGTCGCTCAGTGCCGCGCGCAGGGCGAGTTCGCGTTCGCTCTGAAAACGCAGGTCGAGGCCGGCGACACCGACCAGGATCGGCAGCCACGATTCGTCGGGCGGCTCGGCCGCGGTGTCGCGGCGGGCCAAGAACAGGCCATTACGATGGCGCACCAGGTTCCCGGCGCCATGGCGGCCGACCGTCCAGATCGGCGGCGGCAGGAAAGGCGGGACCGCCTTGGCAGCGATCGCCCGATCGATGCGGGCCTCGAGGTCCTCGCGCAGCACCGCGAGCTCGTCGGCGATGACCTTGCCGACGACCTGCATGATCTCGTCTGTCGTCATGCTGCCCTCTTCAGGTTCTGCCGGACCATGGCCCGCAGGCGCGCGCGGGCCGCTTCCGGCGACGTTTCCTCGGCGGGTGCGGGTGGTGGCTCTTCCGGCGGCGGCTCCTCGGAAGGCGGCGGAGGCTCGGCGGGCGGCTCCGGCGGCGGCTCGTTGGCTTCGCTGAGCGGCCGATACTGCATCTGTACGCGCGGCTCCTCGCCGCCGTCGACCGGCTCGAGGCCTTCCTGCGCGCGGACCTCGTTAATCGACTGCCAACCGGCCGTCAGGGCCTGGCTGTAGGCGGCGTAACGAATGTCGATCTCGGTCCGCAGCAGGGCCGACAGGTCGAGCTTGAACTCGAAATTGATGCCGAAGTCGAAGGCCGCCGCGAAGCGTCGCTCGATCGACTCGATGTGTGAGCTGAGGCAGCCGGTCAGATAGGCGCGCGCAAGCTGCTCAGTGTTGCGGTAGCTGACCTTGGTCATATCGCCCAGCATGAAAGGCGGCACGCCGAATACGCGGGCGACGTCCTCGACCGACCAGCGCAGTTGTTCGATGAGCTGCGCATCCTGGGCGGTGATGGTGAGCGGCTCCCACTTCATGCCGCCATGCAGCAGGGCGACCTTGCCGGTGCCTTCGCCGCGATAGGCCTGCTCCCAATCCTGCTTGTAGCGCTCGGCCAATTCCTTGGGAATCTGCTGCTCGGTAACCAGCATGCCGCTTGGCCGCGAGGCATTGGCGAAAAACTGTTGGCTGTTCTGCAGGATTTTGAGGCCGACGGCGCTCGAGGCCGCGGCAGCGAAGATCGGCGTGACGCCGATCAGGGGATAGCCGGGCAGCAGCGGCAGGCGATGATGGATGATATCGCGCGCCCCGATCACGTCGTTGGCCTTCAGCCCGGCGAAGTAATCGTCGTACAGGACCTCGTAGAAGATCGCGCCGCCCTCGGTGACCAGCGGGCGCGTGCGGTACGGGTTGAGCGGGTGCAGCTCCTCTACTTCGCCGCGGCCGTTGCGCTTGCCGATGTAGATGTAGGAGTTGCCTTGCAGCAGGTACGACTGGACAAACGCCTTTAGGAAGTCCGGGCCGGTCATGTAGCTGTTGGGCGCCCGCATGAGCTGCACGTAGTAGTCGGAGCGCCGCGGATCGCGGGCGCCGTTCTCGAGATCGACTTCGAAGACCTGGACCGGCAGCTTGGCGATATCGTTGCTGATAACGTTGATGCAGGCATAAACCGCGGAGAAGGCGAGCAGCTCCTGGCCGCGCTGGGGCTCCTGGCGGTTCATCTGCCAGGCGCCCAAGGGCCCACGATCGCCATTGCCCCACCAGTTGCTGGCAGGCCAGTGGACTTGTGCCCGTGACGTCTGCGCTGTTGCACGCACCAGGCCAACGGCGCCGAGCGCTCGATCGAATAGGCCGGACATCACTTCTTGGCCTTCATGTCGCGGCGGCCGTAGGTGCCTTTGGCCACTGTCGGCGGTGACTCGGGCTGGCGCGTGGTCAACCGCACGAAGCCGGCGGCACGCAGATCAGCGGCGTTGCCCGCCTCGAGCGCAACGACGTCGCCGCGCTTGTAGAGCACGCCGTCGTCCATGAAGCTCGCGCACGCCTCGACGTTGACGCGGTCCATTGGCGCCCTCCGATGCTGTGATTGAGTGTCGTGGGAAAAAGAAGGCGCGCCCGGCCCATAGGAAAACCAGGCGCGCCCTAGGATAGCGACGGAAACGGAAACCCCCTCCGCCGCAGACATTCAGACTCGGTTTAGGGTGCCGGGAACCCAGTGATAAGCTGGACCGCCGCGGGGCGGCGCTTCAGCCAGTAGATGAAGCGCTCGGCCTTGATGCCCAGCAGGTTCTGCTGCCAGAAGCTGACCAGCGGCGTCGGTGGCGTCGCCGGCGCGCTGTCCATCTGGACCGCCGCCTCGGTCGAGGTATCGATCAGGGTTTCGCCGTCGTCGGCGACCATGAGCTCGGCCTGGTCAAGCAGGATGATGTTTCCAGCGCCGACGTTGCCGGAGACGACAACCGGGATACCCAGCAGGTTAAGGCCCGCCCCTCCCGTGGTCGCTCCCGTCATGCCGGGGAACAGGAAGACGTCCTGGCTGGTACGAACGGTGGCCAGGAACATCGCCGCGGCGGCGTTCATCAGCCAGACCGGACGGGTGATGCTCTGCAGACCCGTGGTCATGGCCGTCATCGCCGCCGTCAGGTCGGTGATGATCGCGGCGGGCGTGCGACCCGAGCTCGGGATCGCCGAGACGCCGTTAGTAATCGAACCAGGGCGCACCCCGGCCGACGGCGTCACCGTCGGATCGAGAAGCTGCTGGTCGATGAACTGCGCGATCGCCGCGATCAGATCGTCGCGGATCAACGCTTCGGCCGACGGGCTCGAGAAGCGCGCGAGCTCCTGCGTGATCACGACAATGACGGCGATCTTCGCGAAGGGCACCGTCACCTGGTCGAAGGCCAGCGCACTAACCGGCTTCGACAATCCCTCGCCAACCCATCCGGCGGTTGCGCCGGCGGTCTGCCGAGGAATTTTAACGTTGAACGGGATGTTACGATAACCCGTAAGCTGACCGAACACCGTAGCCGGGCGCAGCAGCTCCATGAATTCGTCGTTCATCACCGTGTAGTTGACCAGCGGCGCCGCCCAGGTCGCATTGGTCGTGGTGCCCGCGGCGACCGCCGCGCGCTGCAGCCACATCGCCGGCTCGTTGGTGTTGCCGACCGAGACGGCATGGCGCAGGACCCGTCCGACTTCGGGCGTCTCATTGTCCCAACGCTTGGCGATCTCGACCGCCTGCATCAGGTTATTCTTGCTCAAGGCAAGGGCAATGCAGAACCGGGTGAAGGCCTGCCCCTTGTAGGCCGGCTTCCAGTCCTTCTTGGGCTCCGGCTCGATGATCGCGAGCGGCGTTACCATCGGCTTGGCGGTAAGCGCGAGCTGCTTCTCGGCCTCGATCAGACGCGCCAGCGTCTTGTCGATGTCGGCGACGTTGTCCTTGGCCTTATCGAAGTCCTTGGCCTCGGTCTCGGTGAACAGCCGGGCGGGCGTCTTGTCGTCACCCTCGGCGAGGAGCGCCAGCGCCGACATGGCGTCGAGCTGCGCGTTGCGCTGCGCCTGTAGCGCAGCGATCTGCTTCTGAAGAGCCATCGGGCTCCCCCTTTCTCTATCCTCCGGCACGCAGAGCCGGAGCAGTTCAATGGACCGACGCACTGCCATGGCCGCCGCGCGTGCTACTGCACTCTCGTCGGGGGCGATGAACAGACGCTGTGTCTCGCGGCTGATGCCGAGAGACCTGGCGACGGCGAGTGCCATTGGATTCGCAGGCACGGGCACGACGCTGAGCTCGAAGAGTTCCTGGCTGGTGTATTCGAAGCCGGTGAGGTTGCCGCCTTCGTCGACCAGCGTGTTGATCGGACCGGACGGCATGAAGCCGACCGAGACGGCGCGCAGGAAGCCGCCCTTGACGGCGTTCCACACGTCGTCGCTGCGCGGGCTGTCGCCCTCGGGCCGGAAACGGACGTCGGCGACCAGGCTGGTCCCCTCGACCTCAATATTCTCGACCAGGCCGACCGGCGTCTCGTTGTTCTGATGGCCGAACAGCAGCACCGGGTTGTTGCGGAAGTTGTCGAGCTTCCAGCCGGTCGCGCGAATAATGTCGCCGTAGCGATCAACCGTCTCGTCGCTGGCGATAAAGCGGGCGGTGCGCGTGTCCTCGTCGATCGTCGAGCGGCGCACGGCGCGATCACTGTGCAGGCGCTCACCCTGCGCTGGTGCTGTGCTGCGGATCATCGGGACCCCCGTTAACGGATGTAGAGGACGGCGCTGCCGCCCAAGGCGCCCGCTTCGGCGCTGTAATCACCGCCGACGGTGACGACTTTGGTCGTCGGATTGACCGCGGTGATGATGAGCATCTTGCCGTTGATCGTGGTCCAGCCACTGCCGGCCAGGATCAGCTCATCACCGACGCCGATACCTTGGCGCGGCCAGTCGACCAGC